AATGCTGGATGCTTGCAGCTTGACGAGCTGCATAACGGATTGCTTCATGTTGTTGACGAACTTACCAAACTCAACGTCCAGCTTCTGCTTTGTTGATGCGGTCGTTCCAATGCCACTTGTCAAGACAGCCTTTGTTGACTCCTGATTGTTCCGAATAGAAAGCACCTGATTCTCGCCAGCACCTCCGAGAATCTGGTTCATGTTCGTAATGCCTTCCAGCACATTGTTCGTGAGTCCAGTTGCAAGCTTGCTGCTGAGCTGAACGGTCTTGTTCGCATCTTTTGCCACTGCACCGACAGTGCCCAGCGTGACATTCGCAACATCAGCGGTTGTCTTTGCAGCTGTGTTAGTGATCTCTCCAGCACTCGCAACCACCACAGTCGTTGTGTTCAGTCCGACCTTGCTGATATCTTTCGCAGCGGATAGGGATGCTGTCGCAACCTCACTGGTATTCTTGATCGCGGACGAGGCAACCGCACCCGCACCTTCAAGGGCCGCCGTTGCAACAGCACCTCCCTGGTTGACGGCCGTTCCAACGAGCTTGACACTCTGGTCAATTGCCCGTGTCGACACCTCAATGCTGCCAGTTGTGGCATTCCCTATATTATTGACTGCGGTCGTCAAGTTCGCCGCCATTAGTTTACTGCATGGATATTTTACATGGGCTCCGGGTCCTCCTGAGCCACCATGTCGGCAAGATTCTCCGAGGACGAGGACTTAGCCATGGTCATGGGAGTCATGGAGATACTGCGTAGCTTGCGATACGAAGTAAGCAGAACGCAGCCTCCAAAGACGAGAATCCCGACAACAACGCCGATGATAACTGGCTCCATTTTTTACTTGACTGCGTTCATCCTGAAAGTTTGTCTCGGTGTAAAAACAAAATGCCCGCCGGAACTGTCTCTCCTGCCGGAAACTACAATGTGCCTGCCATGGGCGGTGAGCAGTCGGCTGGCCGCCGCCGGACGGCTCGCAAGGGGCCCTCTGCCAAGGCCCTCAAGCGTGTCCTCAAGTCCCACGGCCTCAAGTCGTCGGGCAAGAAGGCGACGCTCCGTGCCCGTGCCAAGAAGGCCCACCTTCTCTCCAAGGCCTAAGCGGCAACGCAAATCTCTGCAATAAGTATGCCGAAGACACGCCGCAACTTTTCAAAGAGAAAGGGAGGTGACTTGCCTCCTGCCACAGACGCGAACCTCCTTGCATTGCAGAAGAGGCATCTGCGTCCCGTAGAACCGGTCTCGCCTCGGGATGTCTTCAACAAGAAGATGGGTGGACGTCGTCGTACGCGTCGTACGCGTCGCCTTCGCCGGTAAATATTTTTTCCCACATAGTATCATACAAACAACATGGGTGGTGGTCTTCTTCAGCTCGTCAGCTATGGTGCGCAGGACATCTACATCAGCGGCAACCCCCAGATCACGTTCTGGAAGGTGCTGTACAAGCGTCATACCAACTTCGCGATGGAGTCCATTGAGGTGACGTTCAACGGCCAGGCCGACTTCAACAAGCGCGTGACGGCCGTCATCAACCGCAACGCCGACCTGATGTACCGCACGTACCTCCAGGTGGTTCTCCCGGCCGTGGACTTTGCGTCGGTGACACAGCTGAACCGCTTCCGCTGGCTCAACTACATCGGCCACCGCCTCGTCAAGACGGTTGAGCTCGAGATTGGCGGCCAGCGCATCGACCGCCAGTATGGCGACTGGATGCAGATCTGGACGCAGCTGTCCCAGGACCAGGGCACGATCGAGGCGCTCAACGACATGGTGGGCAACACGCACGACCTTGTCCTCATGAAGGACCGTCGCGGCTACGCCCTGGATGCCTCGTGCGCCGGCTCGGAGCTGACGAACACGTGCGCCCCCCGCGCGGGCACCCCGGCGAAGACGCTGTACATCCCGCTCCAGTTCTGGTTCTGCCGCAACCCGGGCCTGGCCATCCCGCTGATCGCCCTCCAGTACCACGAGGTGCGCATCAACGTGGAGTTCGAGCAGTGGATCAACTGCACGTACTACGAGCTCACGGGCTCGGCGGTTGCCCCGACCTCGATCCAGTCGCTCACGGCCGCGTCGCTGTACATCGACTACATCTACCTGGACACGGAGGAGCGTCGCCGCTTCGCCCAGCAGACGCACGAGTACCTCATCGAGCAGCTGCAGTTCACGGGTGCCGAGTCGATCACGTCGAGCTCGAACAAGATCCAGCTGAACTTCAACCACCCGGTGAAGGAGCTCGTGTGGGTCGTCCAGCGCGACTCGTTCGTGGACTGCACGCCCAACCAGGTGTTCATCCAGGAGGTCAACGGCTGCCAGCCGTTCAACTACACGGATGACTTCTCCACGGAGGGCATCGTGATGGACGTCCTCGCCCGCGGCTCGCTGGCGACGGGCGGCACGGCGGCGACGGTCCCCACGACGTCGGGCGATGGCCCGTCGGGCCCCTACCTGCCGGGCATCGGCATCGGTGGCAACGGCCCGTCGCTCAACGGTGCGTCTTGGCTCGACACCAATGCGGGCAACGACCAGGGCATCGTGTTCGAGGACACGACCAACTACCTGCTCGCGAAGGTCATCCTCCAGTCGGGTGTCCGCTGCGAGGGCAAGAACCCGATCGAGGTTGCCAAGCTGCAGCTCAACGGCCAGGACCGCTTCACGGAGCGCGAGGGACGCTACTTCTCCCGCGTGCAGCCGTTCCAGCACCACAGCCGCACCCCGACCCAGGGCATCAACGTGTACTCCTTCGCGCTCAAGCCGGAGGAGCACCAGCCGTCGGGCACGTGCAACTTCTCGCGTATCGACAAGGCCACGCTCCAGCTCACGGTGTCCGTGAACACGGTCCGCTCGGGCCGCACGGCCCAGGTGCGCGTCTACGCCGTCAACTACAACGTGCTCCGCGTGATGAGCGGCATGGGCGGTCTTGCCTACTCCAACTAGAGACAGCCGTGTGCTCTCCAAGAAATCAACCAAGAAACCCAAAAACAAACTATGTATGGAACTCCATCTATAGTTTGTTTGTGTGACTTACTGCTTAACGAACATGAGATCATACTTGTGCAGCGTGGTGCCTACAGTGTATCCACGTTCGGCCATGAAGGATATCAGGAGATCCTTATCCAGGTGAAGGAACTCTATCTGGAGATTCGCAATTGAATATTTCTGGAAGTCAATGCTCTTCAGAACTTCAAAGTCTATGCCCTCTACATCAAGAAATAGGTAATCAATGTGCTTGATAGCATATGTGTCAAAGAGCTGCGTCAGTGTCTTGCAAGGCACCACAAAGGATCGCAGTTCACTAGGAGTGTAGCCATGCTTTATCAGGTGGTCTGGAACGATGGACGTTACTTCGTAGCTACGTGTGGGTCCAGTCATAGGTCCGTCACGATCTGCAAAGTAAAGGGTCACGGATTCCATTGGCGTCGGCGTGATCGCAGTGTTTTCAAATGCGACATTGGCGATTCCTGCATAGCTCTTCTTAATGGCTGCATTGTGAATGGTAAATGGTTCTACGAGCAGCACGAACGAGGGCTTGATCTGCCTACATAGGTTGCGGACGTGATCGTCCCCGTTATTTGTCCCTATCTGAATGACAATCGTCATTTATAGTAGTCGCCGACCATAAGCGATCGTCTTTTTACGCTTGGCTCGTAGTATGGATCCGTCCACTTGTTAACAATGCACACCGGGAGAGTTTGGTAGAAGTGATTGAGGGGTCCACTCAAGACAACCGGAATCGCACCGCAGAAAATACACTCATACAGGCGATGCGTATCGTGTCCCGTTCCTTCTGGACACAGGACATACTTGGAACGACATAGATCCATGAAATACTCGCCCGTGCTGCGATTGGATACGGAGACGACCCGAGAATCGCCTGCAACTGCCCGAATGCACTCTGTTCGTAGTGTATGCCTTCGTTCGCCCGGAGAGCCAAGGGTCAGATTCAAATAGACTTCAATATCCCTGTCAACAGTAGGGGGTAAGAAATCCTTCACAAACCTGAGAGTAGTGTCCCCAAATCCCAGTGGAATGGTAGTCAGTTGGCGATGACGAACAGATGTATTCACTGCGTAGATATGGACTGCATGCGGGAGCAGCAGAGAAAGGCTACGTGCGTCAAAGCTGAGGTCAGAGTTATGAACGATGAACACGAACTTCTTGTGCATCGTAAAAATAGATGAAACTTTCTGCTTGACGAACTCATCAAGACGGTCACCGTTTATGAAGACAGAGTCACCTGTCAATGAACGGCCCGGCAAAAACGACTTATCTGAATACCGAGTATCGTAGATCCACGTTGCAGCATTTGCGAATCCACGTCCTGAAATCATTATCCATACATGAGATTCCGAACGGCGGCCACCTGACGGTCTAGGGGAATGACCCGGTCGTGTGCATGCGGATAGTGTATGGCCTCTCGGTTCTTTGCCATAAATCCACCAGGCCGCTTGGCTTCACGGCTCGTGAGGTAGGCACGCGTGTCGGGTGGCATTCCTTTGCGAGTGGATCCCCACTGCTGAGGAGAGTAGACTTCAACCGGAACAAACCCCGTCCTCCACTTCTTTTCTACCCATGCACGCGAGAACAAGTCATGCTCATCATCTCCAAGGACATAGTGTGCTTCATCCAAATATCCGAGCGTCTCTACCATGCTACGACGCAGCACAAGAGGCCCGCGATTGACCGTATGCGACATCACAAGACGGTTGAAGCACTCAAACGACTTCAGAACGTGGGGGTTCTCGGTTGCCAGTCCAACCTTTCCTGTATCGCAGGCAGTCGTATTTGAATTCAACCCGTGACAGCAGCGGCCGCTCACTGCGATCAGATCTTCAAAGATTACAAGTGGAGTTGTAAGCGTGATGTTGTAACCCATGGAGAGAATTTGCATGTCCGCCTGGATCTCAACAATGTACTCTCCGCGAGACAGGATGAAGCCCTGATTGTCACAGGATGTCTCAAAGATGCCAACCGGGTTCTCATGAACGTATATCTTGACCAGATTTTGCGGAGGGCTGAGTGCATTCACCCAGTCAGTCACTTCCTGCTTAGTAGTGTCAGTGCAGCCGTCAAGGATCAGAATCATTTCATACGTGCCCAACGTATTCATAACGATACTTGAAAGGACCCGCGAAATCACGCCTGCCTGGTTGTGGATGGGCATAACCACACTGAAGGTCGGGATCACGTCTGAAAAGGTTTGATCGCAGAGGATCGTGGGATCTGCGTTCCACTGCCGCTCAGGGCGGTGGATCAGCTTCTCGCGGTATAGTTCATATATACTCATTGGTTTATAGTAACAGATCGAAATGCCCTCGCCGGACGCGGTTGTATTCCAGCTGAACAACGGACTCAACAATGGCGGTGGGTTCTTCTCCGTGTTCTTCTTCATGTGCACTGCATACCTCCATGCAAAATCGCTTGGAGTCCCCTTCTTCATTGAGCATGTAAAGTGGCCCTATACGGTCCGCGAAGGGTGGCATGACTACTTCACAACTCTAAAAGTGAAACCAGTCGTTCCTCGCTATCCAAACAGCCTTCGTTCAGGACACATGGTGACGGGAGTTCATCCACAGTTTACAGCAGGTGCATATTCACAGTGTATTCGCGAGCTATTCCAGCTTCGTCCGGAACTTATTGAACGCGTAAACCGGCTCCGAGAGCACATTGGGCACGACTATACTGCGATCTTTGTGCGGAGGGGAGATAAGTCAAGGGAGACAGCTCCTACGCCCTTTGCAGAGATCCTCCCACTCATACCTTACACATCCTCTACTGTGTTTTTCATTCAGACCGACGATTATACCGTGGTTGAAGAAGCAGAAGCGTGCCTTCCAGGTCGCCGCATCGTTTCAACGGTGCCGCCGACGAAGCGAGGATCATACCATTCCAATGAGTTCTTGAAGGATGATACTCGTAATAAGTATAAATCTTCAATCGTATCACTTGAATCAAAGTCAAGACAAGCTGTCTGGGAGGAGACGAGTGAAATGCTCGTCGGTCTTACGGTGTGTTTATTGGCTCCCTCGTGCTGGACTGACGTGACGTCAAACGTCGGGAGGTTCTTGAAGATTGCAAATCCATCCGCTCACACGTATCCGCGTGAGACACCAGTTGATCCGAACGGGGCATGCAACCCGGCATTTGGACTCTAAGGATGATCCCATGTTGTAAAGTATCGAGGAGCACGGGTTGGCTCATCGTGTGCAATGATCGCCCCCTTGACGATGCGAAGGTGGTAGGCAATAAGCTCTGCACTTGTCTGATCGTGCCGATGTCCCCTCACTCGGCTGTCTTCGCTTTCTGTCTTCTCGTCATTGTTCCACCTTCCCTTGAAGATCCCCGCCTGTGCTGCACCCAGCCACATAGAGAGAAAGTTGTAAGCCATCTTGGTTCTGAAGTCAAACCCCATACACTGTGCATAGATGGACTCAATCCCCATTGCTTGCTCACGTGTCACATTGAAGTACTGAAGAGCCGCGTCATTCGCCCATTCGCCACACATCCATCCGTCACGCTGCAGATAGACGCCTCGTGCGGAGATGTCTTTGACAAAGTCGTCAAGTCTGGTCACGGCTCGCAGACAACTATCGCACCAGATGACAATGTCGTAACCCTTCCGACGAATGAAGTCAACCGCGTAGGGTTTGAACGCATACGGTGCATCTTTGTGGAGAGGACTTCCGATCTCAGATTCATCGTGAAACGCAAACACATCGACGTAAGAGTTGAATGTCTTGACACTTTCAACGAGCTTTTCTTCAATACCCTTGTAGCTCCCACTTGCAAAGGTGACAAGGGCCACCCGGACACGCTTCTCCCGCCTCCGAATAAATTCCATTACTCTCTATGACTAAAAATATCCTCACATAACAAATGCACATGAAACAGATTGGATCTCGTGCCCAGGTCATGCACGGAACGGCCGACCACACCAGCGGTGGACTCAAGAAGGGTGACCTCAAGATGAACAAGTGGGGCCGTATCGTGTCCCGCAAGAAGTCGGCTCGCATGAGTCACGGAAAAACCCAGCGTAAGAAGTAATGCGTCTGATTTCTCTTTTGGCAGCGGCAACATGGGTAGACTTTGTAGTCATGCTGTTGACCAAAGTTGTCCCGGGGCAGCACCTTTCCTTCTTGCCACCCACCGGTGCCCTGAAGCTGTGGTATGACAAGTTCGGGGTCGCCGCGGTTGCCGCTGATGTCCTGAGCTTGATGCTCGGTGTGCTTCTGGCCACTCTTCTGTTCCCGAACGCCTACGGACTGGCCCTGGTCGTTGGTGCGATCTTCGTTCAGTTGCTGCACGACCTGTTCTTTTACTTCGCAGTCATCCAGGGTCTTCCGGAGGGGCATAACAGCATGATTGACGTCTTCAAGAGCTACGCAAGTGAGGGCGGGTGGACCATCCTGCTTGCAGATGCCCTGATGATTGGATCCACCGTCTTGCTGGCGGAGCTGTATGATCTGGTCCTGCCGTATCGCGTGATCGCTTTGAAGGCACTCCTCGGAATGTATTCCCTGATTTATATTACCTATACTAAGTAATGGGCGGCGGATTATTTGGAACACACCTCACACTTAACCCAAAGTGCCTCGTGTTTTCCCTGTTTGTGTTGGTGGTCTACTGGATGCCCCATTTCAAGCCGCTGGAGCACCGCATTCTCATGGCCTTCCTGTTGGCCTGCGTTGCGTATGTTGCGTTGGCCTGGTATGACATGATCTTTGACTGCAAGGATCGGTTGAAGCCCACGTTTCTTGGCTGGATGTGGGGCTGGGCCAAGCCGCCGTCGTATATGAAGGAGTTCATGGAACTGCCGGAACGTGAGCAGAAGCTGGTCCGCACCATAGACATTGTGGTCCTGATCGGAATCGCTGTGCTGTTCTTTCTTCCTTTCCTTGTGAAGAAGTAAGAATGTATGAGATCTATTTCTATGTGCTGCTCATCGTAGCATGCGAAACAGCTGCAATGACATGTTTCAGGCAGAGCATCCACTATGCACCGTTGTTTGCCGTGGGACTGTTGTTCTACGGATGCGTTGGTTTCCTGCTGTGTCAGACCTACAAGACCTCGGGCCTTGCAATGACGAATGCACTGTGGTCTGGCCTTTCAGTGGTTGCCACAACACTCACAGGAACCTTGCTGTTCAAGGAGGTTCTCCATTTGCACGACTATCTCGCGATTGCCCTCATTTCCTCGGGAGTCATGATCCTCAAAGTCACCAAGTAGTTGTATAGAACAATGAAAACACGTCGCAAGGGCTCCTCTGGGACCCTCAAGCAACGCCTCGCAGCTGCAAGGAAGAAGTGCAGTCCGGGTTACGAGGTCTACGACTACCGCAAGAACGCCAAGGGGGAGTTCTTTAACTGCCTTCCTGCTAGACTGAATCGAAGGAAGACGCGTAGAACAACTTAGACACCGAGCCTACATGATACATAAATGAGCGACGACCTGGTGATTGCAAAGACTGTGCAGACGTCGCCTATCCGCACCCTCGCCGAGGGCCTCAAGTCCATGCTGGTGGAGATGAGCCTGGTCTTTGACAAGGATGGGATCCGCATGATCGCCATGGACAATTCCCGCACAGTCCTGACTCACATGAGACTGTATGCGAACAAGTTTGAACAGTATGAATACAACAACAAGGCCCCGAAGCTGAGTGTGGGTCTGAACACGGATCACTTCTACCGTATCGTGAAGACGGTGACGAACGATGACACGATCACGTTCTCGGTCTCCAAGGCGGAGTCTAACCACCTGACGATCACGATTGAGAATGGAGAAAAAGGCCGTCGCATCAAGTATCGCCTGAACCTGCTGGACTGCGATGAGTCGGACATCACGATGCCCGAGACGGTGTTTTCGGCCCGCGTTACAATGCCGTCGCTGGACTTCCAGAAGATCTGCCGTGACATGACCCTGCTGTCGGCAAAGACGGTGGATATCAAGAATGTCGGCAACACTCTGACATTTTCTTGCAAGGGTCCGTTTGCGTCGCAGACGGTGACGATGGGTGATGCGGCCGCAGAAATGTCGGTAAGCAAGAACGAATCCACGGAGATTGTGAGTGGCTCGTTTTCTCTGCCGCACCTGGTGTTGTTTACCAAGTGCTCCAACCTCTCCAACAACCTGGAGGTGCACATGAAGAATGACTGGTTCATCATGATCCGCTATGTGATTGCCAACCTGGGTGATATCAAGCTGTGTCTGATGCCCCTGCCGCCGTCGTCCACGTAAATCATCTTCTATATAGACAATGGACGCAGTTGATCCAACCTCGCCTGGAGGCCCTGCAGAAGGGGCGGCCCTGCCCCCGAGAGCGACTCAGACCCGGAGGAAGGTTGATCTTCGCGGTGGTCGCACGTTCCGGTCCAAGAAGGGAGGCGATATTGTGGCGACCTTCTTCAATATGCGTGACCAGGTCAAGCTCTATCACTGGCAGACCAAGTCATTTGCTGAGCACAAGTCCACGGACGAGCTGATTGGGAAGCTGGACACCAACATTGATACATTCGTAGAGGTCTATATGGGCCGCTACGGACGTCCAGTGATGAAGCGGACACTGCCGGTGAAGAACCTTACGGTTACGGGCATCCGCTCCTTTATCAGCAAGTCGGGCGTGTGGCTGTCCACCAAGCTGCCTCGCATGATAAAAAAGACGGACTCAGACCTGCTGAATATCCGTGATGAAATTCTTGCTGACTTAAATCAGATCAAGTATCTGTTCACGCTGTCATGAGCAATGATACAACCAACGTGATCTTAGTGATTTCCCACACCTGCATGTGTGCCGTAATCATCTGGTGGTTTTCTGAGTGTGCTTGTTAGTTACTTCGGCCTCGTGTTGTGGGCCTTGTAGACAATGTCATCTGCTGACTTCATCTTGAGAGTCGGAGCAAAGAGCTTCCGATCCGTGACATTGGTGGTCGTATTCCAGACCTTGATGATATGAAACTGTCCCTTCGGGGAGACCGAGACGCCCACGATCGCCTCTTTGTAGTTGACTAGAAAGTCATTCACAAAGCAGTGTGCCATGGCGTCAATGAACACCTCGCAGGTGTCCTTTGCGTCCACCTTCTTTGACCAAGCACCTCCGCGGATGTGCTCGGGTGCCTCCCACAGGGGGCGGTATCCTTCACGCATGAAGAAGAACATGCCAGATTCCCACGCATCCTTGGAAATCGCATCAATGACTGTCCAGAAGTCAGCTGGAGTGGAGAGGGTGGCGATGTTGGTGTAGGACGCCTCCGAGTAGTCGTTGTCGTTTGGATCATGGTACCACAGAATCCAAGTCTTGGGCATAGGAGTAGTGTCAGTCATTTTCGCCGCCCTCTACTTCTATTGTGGGCTATGAATCCGTTTTATTTACCATAGAGCTTCCGAATTGGGATTGTGGTTCCCTTGTAGTTGATTCCATCTACGAAGTAGAACTTGTCACCTGCCGTGGTAAAGCTCACGATCTCGTCCTTGATGAGCGTGATCGCAGCATCGTCGGCTGGGAACTTCCCTGCCAGAATCATGGCATCCCGAAACGTCTTGATGGTCTTAAACTTCGAAGCTCTCACCGTCTTGATACCTATCGTCATCATGGGTTGATCTACACTTAAACACGAACCCATTGGTAGAAAACGGATACGATTGTCTAAACAGAAGAGAAGAAAGGATGGACATCGCCACTCTCTATTCTCTTCGCACCAGCCCCCGTCCTGCACTTTCGGATGTCATCCGCACCATCATCTCCAAGCTCAAGATCTCCTTCAAGCCGTCCTTCCGTCGGCAGGTCATCCGACGAGCACCTGCCGAGGAGGCATCCAACTGGCGAGAGTTGGCGATGCTGGCGGTGCATCGCAAGGTCCGTGAGAAGGACGATGCCGATTACGATGAGGTGAACGCATTCCTCAACAAGTTGACCAAGCAGACCTACGACAAGATGATGGTAGGCATCATGGAGAAGCTAGATAAGCGGGACTCTATGTTCCGTCTCCGGGTCACCACCCTGCTGTTTGATCGGGGCATTCAGCAGAGCTTCTATGCTCCTCTGATGGCAGATGCCTACAAGGATATTGCATCGGCCTACCCGGATGCTCGCCAGGATCTGATGGTGCAGGTGATGATGTTTGATACGCTGTATGCAGAGACGAACGTCACCCTGGTGCCTCACCACACAGATGCGGGCTACACGGAGGCCATCATTGCGTGGACTAAGCAGAAGGAGAAGAAGCGGACCTTTGCAGTGTATGTCGCCGAGCTGTTCAGTCGTGGTCTGCTTCCGCAGGAGGTGATGTCGGCCTTCGTGAAGACGATCATGGACGAGCTGAAGGAGGGTATTCGTCAGCCAAAGACGCCGGTCACGGAGGAGCATGTGGATGCGTTGGTTCGCTTCGTCTTTGCGGTGGCTGCGAAGGTTCCTGAGGTGAAGGATCCGGTGCGGGCCCTGCTGGCGATCCCCAAGGCCGAGACACCCTGCCTCAACATGAAGAGCCGCTTCAAGCTGGACGATTCTCTCAAGCTTTAGTAATGGCACCGCAACCTCCTCCCTCGAAAGAGGAAAGACTCAGAGAAATCTATGAAGATCTTGTTGACGCTAAAGGACTCGGAGAGCTTGACAATGTTATCTCGGATATTGAAGGACTCGATCCTCAATTTTTTGCAGGCGAGGATGGTGAGATGGCAAGGGAGAGCTTGGATGCTCTACGCAACCAGAAGGATAGGATGCCAGAGCATGAAATTAGAAGTGATCTACGCTTCATACTGGAGCTACTCGGCAACAGACCCGTTGCGGTTGCCGTACCTGCCTATCCACCCAGGCACGGTGGTCGTCGCCGTCGCACCCGTCGCGGTAGAAAGAGTCGCCGTAAGTCCTTGCGTCAAAGAAAATGAGTGCCGTGCCCTCTGCCACTGTTATGGCTGCTGCCGCCAAGATTGCGATTGAGACTGACAAGCCGATCTACCTGGACTACTACAACGACAGCGTTGCAAAGTCGTGCTGCATCGGCGTGCAGGACACCACCAAGTTTTTGGTCAAGTCGGACACGGAGTATACGTCGCCGATTGAGACCATCTCCCGTATCAAGGAGGAGAAGGTGTTCATCGTTGCCACGGAGAACAGCATCTACATCGTCTCTGCCGATATCCCTGTTAAACGGATCGTGGGGTCTAGTGACAAGGCCGAGTAAATGTCATTCCCCCCTCCTCACCGCATCTTATATGAATGTATGAATGACCTAGAAACCAAAACACTTTGGGATGCCTACAAGACCAAGTATGCAGACCAGTGTGAGTTTGAAGAGGTGGATGCTGCGGTCTCCAACTCAATGGATGATTTTGCCCGGTGGTTTGGGCAGTGGATTGCATTTGCACCTGCCCGACGCTCTACACGGGTCCGTGTATTGTTGATTTGGCATGCTCACTTTTTGAGTTTGGCTTGCCAACAGATGCTGCGTCGGTCTCTGGAACAGCGTTCGTTCCGGTGCCGCGTATGGTTTCACATTGAAGAGCCCTTGTTGCAAGCAGCCATTGTGTCCCGCTGCATCGTGACCACCGTTCCCTCGCCGTTGCGGTTTCCTCAGATTGAGGGGACTTTGGATTCATCGTTGTGGGATGACCCGCGGGTGTTTGAAACGGAACTTGCTGCAAAGAATAAGTAAGAGGCATGCGTGTATTTACCGATGGATCCTGCACAAGCAATGGACGCAAGGGAGCGAAGGCTGGATACGCTGCATGGTTCCCCGATCACCCTGCATGGTCAAGTGCCCACCGAGTGCCCGACACACAAGAACAAACCAACAACCGTGCCGAGCTGTCAGCGATTCTGCTGGCGGTGACAACCCTGCAAGACCGCGGAGAGATTGACTGCGATCTGGTGATCTATTCTGACTCGGAGTATTCCATCAACTGCCTGACCACCTGGCTGACGGGATGGATGAATCGGGGCTGGAAGACCGCCGCGGGCAAGGACGTTCTGCATCAGGATCTGATCAAGGACACCACGTCTCGGTTGTCCAAGTTCAAGTCGCACCGTTTCGTGCACGTGAAGGCTCACACGGGCGGTCTGGATGAGCTGTCTAAGAACAATGCGATCGTGGACAAGATGGCAAATGACATCGTGAATGGCGTGGTTCCGAAGCCCGAGGTGCCGGTGGTGGTGGACGAGCTGTTCCCCGGATGCCCACTTCGCATCATGGGCGGTCCTATTCAGCAGAAGGATATTGTGGCTTGGGTTCGGTCATCTATTGACACACTGGACAAGGAGTTGATTGACAAGCACTTGTACAAGGCGTTTGCAGAGATGTGTAAGGCTCGTGACGTAACTCTGACCCGCCAGGTGATCTCCAAGACACCTGTCATTCGGGCTGAGCGTGGTCATTTACAAATAGATGTTGTGGATAAGGTAGAGAATGGGAGTTGAAGCCTTCCACTTCTGGTCTCCGACCTGCACACCCTGTAGCGTGATTAAGCCTGCACTTGACGACCTGAAGGAGGAGTTTGAGGATGTCAAGTGGACGTCTGTGAACACTCATGTTGACATGCATGGCCTGGGAAAGAAGATGGGAATCCAGGTGGTTCCTACAATCGTTATTTTTAAGGACGGGGTTGAGGTCGGCCGTCATTCGGGAACAAACATGATCGTGTATTATACGCTGATCCGCAAGGCACGTTCTTAAGAGCCACCTGCTGCAGCCTGGATGAACGAGACCGGGATCGGGCGTCCATCCGGACCCACAATGTATGCAGCTCCCGCGGCGTCCACGTATGTGCCGTTGGCCTGCTTGGTCAGCGACGACAGACTCGGGCCCTGAGGAAGAACTGCCGACGGCAGACGCGTGGGGATTGAGGCCTGCACGATGCCGTATCCGGTGCCACCGATGATGAACCCCTCAACCAGTGAGATGAAGGTCTTCAGGAAGAAGCTACCGGTCATATTGCTACAATCCTTGAGCTGGCTGGCCTGCAGACCGAAAAACACAATGAATGCAATCCAGGTGAGAACGCTGTCCAGGATGTTACGGTTCATGAGGAGATCCAGCAAGTAATACCAGAAGACCGTGGCGGTCACAACGAGTCCTTGAGGAGCGTACTCGCTCTTGAAGTATTCGAAGCCATTGATATCACATCCGTCAAAGTCGCTGAGCTTAGCACCGCCGACGACAGGAGCAGCCGAGCGTGTATTGTAGATCTCAACGGCACCACCAATCACAGAACCCACTCCTGCAAGGACGAAGCTAAAGAGCTTGTTGATCGGGATGGAGGAGAGGCCGACAAGACTGGGGATGGAGTATGCACCCTGCAGAGTAAAGATGTCGGCCAGAACACCAAACAGAATCAGGATGTGGGGGAGAAAGAGAATAGAATCTGTGAACAGAGACATGACTCCGGGAGGGGTGGCAATCCCCGGCTGATTAGGACGCGATGCATAAAGCGTGCCGATTACCGAGATAATCGATACAAGAATCGCCAAAATCAGTGCACCCCACCACGGGACATCCCTCGGAGGAGGAACCGGAACGGTCGGGGGAGGTTGCAGTAACGAAGGCGGCTGACTCATCTTGTTTCTTCGTGATACTTGTTTTGTCTGATAGAGACAATGGCATCCTTAGTTGTATCCACTGCGACTAGCAGCACGTGCACAACCTGCAAGATTGGACTGATAGGAGACTCCTCGTCTGCACTCACCTTGTCCCGAAACGTCCTCACCACGACCAAGGTGTGGAACCCATTTGACGACCGGAAGGACGTCAACGGAAGCCACCACATCAACCGGGTGACCCATGGTGGACTGACGAAGATGTTCCTCAAACCTACGCTGCCGTTTTCGGTGAATTTTTCTGGCTTCTAGATCACAATGGGAGGGTCACACAGCGGCTTCAGAATACCTCCGTTTGTATTACCTATGCCCACTGGGCAGATTGATCTGATGAGCGTCTACCAACCGTTCCCCCTTCGCGTGGAGAGCATGCAATACGACGCTTGCTTTCAGATCGGCGAGTTTGACTCTCCGAACATGATCAAGGGATCTGGAGTCGTCGTCTTGATTCCACTCAAAACAGGAACGGATCTGTCCGGATCCGGTGCGAAGTTCATTGATGCCTTCGTCGGTAAGATGACCTCCGTGGTGGTTGCATCTGAGACAACGGGATTCCAAGATGTTTCGGTCACAGGTCTCACGAACTGGAAGGTGAGCGACATTCTCAAGGAGGATCGCCCTTTTTATACGTGGATCAACCGGGATGGAACACGAGTCGTGGTGATGGCCGAGCCGGTCATAATCAGCGAGAGCAGTATGGCCAGCATTCGTCTGAGCCTGCCGATCACGCCCCCTGCCGACGTGATCCATGAAATCGGTGCAGTCCGGTACAAGGCGTCACCCCCAGACTGCACGCTGAACCCCGAAAAGTGCAAGAAGCCTCGCACGATTGTTCAGCCCGCCATCAAACAGACAAGGGGTGAATCTAACCAGGACGTGTTGGTCAAGATATTGTCCGGTCTTGGGTATTTCATTCTTGCAGTGGGAGCCGTATGGCTTGCGATTTGGTTCGCCAAGGGATATGGTGCGGATGGCATGAAGTATCTTGGAGACACCCTGGGCCGCTCTCTTGCAGCGGGATACGGTGCTATGAAAAAGATCCCTTTGCCAACAGCCCCGGCACTGCCGACTGTGGCACTACCGAGCAGAAGCAGTGTTGCGAACACTCTTGGTATTGGTGCGAGTAGTGCGAGTCGGTCGGGACGAACACCAGAGCAGATTGCTGCAGCGGATGCCCGCATTCAAGGGGCAAAAGATGAACGCGAAGCAGGGAAGGCACGTGCAAGAGCTATCGTGGAAGCACGAAGGACGCGACGTGCGGCGGCACCCAAACGTGTGATGAACCCGCTGCCACCGGAAGCGAGGGGGACGAATTTTGAACAGGTGAACCCGATGCGGCTGAAGCAGATTGCCGCGGACGCAAAGAAGGAGGGAACCGATAAGTTTGAACGGACGAACCCGATGCGGCTGAAGCAGATTGCCGCGGACGCAAAGAAGGAGGGAACCGATAAGTTTGAACGGACGAACCCGATGCGGAGAGAACCACCCGTTACGCCTAAAACACAGGCAGCCGCTTCAGGAGTGGGTCCGCTCAACGCCACCTCTCCAAGGAGGTTTTCGGACTCCGGACCCAAATCGCGTGCTCCCAACGTGAGCGAGTTCTCCCCTAATATGCAGAATATCATCAAACAACAGAAGGCCAGACGCACTCCCATGTCAGCTGCAGATCAAGCTGCCCGTGGAATCAACCAGGGCGGCCGTCGTAGACGTCGTCGCATGAAGACTGGACGGCAAAACAGAAGCTAGACACCCAAATCAAAGAACCTCACAATGGTGGTTGCTACTCTTATCGCCATTAGTGGAACACTCTCCGAGACAACCATTCCTGCGAAGACTTCAGATGTCCTGGAGTGGCTTCGCAAGAAGCTCAAGCAACCGACCCTACAGTTTCAAGGCAAGTGTGTGCACGAAGAGCATTCCTTCGCGTTCTTTGCGGTGCCGTCTGAGACAGAGGATGAGCAGACAAACCAGCATATGCTGCCCCCTCCGTTTCACGATGATTCCTTCCAGGGAGCCATTGCGGTGCTGAAGTCAGCCAACCCCAACCCAGACGACTACGACCGGCAGGCCTCCAAGTATGTGGACCTGAAGTCAGCCGAGTATGACGAGTTCTATCAGACCTGCACGTTCAACGAGGACGAAGAGGGAGAGGAGGAAGGAGAATACGAGGAGGATGATGGAAACGGTGATCCGGTGCAGGACGAGCCCGAGGAAACGGAGGAAGGAGAGAGCCGTCCTCACGTGACTGTTCACATGCTTCACGCATCCAACGTGTTCGTGGACCACCCTATGCGGGATCGGGTCCGAGAGAAGTTTGAGAGCGAGGACATTGAGACGGCCATCCTCAACCGCTGCATCCACGATGCACAGAAGTGGTTTGTGGACATTGACTGGGCCAACAGCGTGTTTGTGGACATGTATCGCAGCCGTGCGGTCAGTTTGTATCCCTACCGCGAGATGGCAAAGACCATGGACGTAACAAAGTTCGTGGACTCAACCATGGTTGACCTGAACCCGAAGCGGTGGAAGGAGATGATCCAGACGCTGATTGACAAAAAGAAGGCGATGTATTCCAAGGCATCCACGGCCAGTATCTTCCTGTACTGCTCGTCGTGCAAGAAGAAGACCCGCTGCGACTTCTACCAGCTCCAGACGCGTTCTGCAGATGAGCCCATGACGACCTTCGTCACCTGCCTGGAGTGTGACCGGAAGTGGAAATTCTAAGCTAAGAGTAATGGGTCTTCGTGACATTCTAGAACGGCATCATATTCCAATCCCGTCTGACTTTGACGAGCGGCTAGACATCCTCGTGTCCGGCCTGAAGAAAAAGTCCAATTTTTCATCTAAGCTTGCGGCGTTCAAGAAGACCCGCGGCGGTGCTGATGAAGCCGTGGCACCCCCGGTGACTCCTGATAAAGAGGACTATCTTGGACCTCGCCTGCGTTGGTTCATTGAGGCGTCCACTTCGCCGTTTGCTCGCACTATGCTTGAGGGTATCTTCATGGTGGTCTTCTTTTTGGCGTATTTGGAGAAGGTCCCCTTGTTTGGCAGCATCCTGAGTGCATCGCTTGACGTCATTCTTGCAGGTGGCAAGGTGATGGTTAAGACAGTCCAGTCAGCTCTTCCTGCTATGGTGGGTCTCATTCCGATACCGTATGCGTCCATGGTTGGCATTGGAATGGCATCTGTCTTCGGATTCATTGTGTGGCCCATCTTTGCTATGATCTCCCTCAGTCGTAAGGACTTTGCCGCAGCTGCCGAATCTTACATTCGGATTATCCCGCCCCCGTTCGGCGACATGCTTGCCAACACCTTCTTGGAAGGGAACCGTGCAGTGGCCAAACTTGACGAGAAGCGTGTCCGTCTTGCAAATGACATTTCCAATGCACTGACTCAGATCTCGGAGATTGCCACGACTGTATCTTCCTCTGCCCAAGAAGGATTCAAGTCTCTTGCTGCACAAACGACCGCGGCCGCCGCTGCTGTTGTGCCCACGGTGCCTCCAGCCCCTCCAGCCCCTCCGGCCCCGACCGGAGGCTTTCACAGACGCACGAAGAGAAAGTCATGGAGACACCTGAGGACACAACGCAGATCCGAGAGACGCTGAGGGAGTGGATTGGTCTGGATGATCAGATCCGCGGACTGCAGGCACAGATCAAGGCCCTGAAGGATCGTAAGACAGCTCTAGGTGGGAATGTATTGGAGTTCATGCAGGGGAACAACTTGGACAACTTTGTGATTGAGGGAGGAGCAGGGACCATTGCTCGCTCAACCCGCACAGTTCGGCCCCCTCTGCGTCGCACCGCAATCCGGACTCAGCTTCTGCTTCAGTTTGCCGACCAGCCCCAGCGGGTTGCCGAGGCACTGCGGGCAATTGAGGGGATCCAGGATGGCGATGATATGTCGGTAGGTGGGACGCAGCGGACAGTTCTCTCGCGTAGGCTTCCGAGGACGCAAAACATCGCACTTCAGTAATGCAGGAAACCTTGGCGATCATTGCAGCTGTGCTCTTTACCTATGTCCATCTCTTCAACAAGATTGCAGGTCTCTACTTTGACTCAGGTCGCCTGTTGACCCTGGAGGACCTGTATCGGAAGGTGGTGCCTCCAACTGACTTTCACATCCAACTCTAGACATACACATGTTCGAGGACTGCAACGTAACGCTCCTTGAGACCTTTGGAGATGACCTGACTGTTGTGAACGCTGCACGGGTGTCTCTGGGGAAACATACGGACGAGTTCAGCGAAAAAGACGCTAAGCTCATCAAGTATTTGGCCGATCACGAGCACACATCACCCTTCTTCCATCCCCAGGCTCGGTTTCGCCTGAAGATGCCGATTTGGATGGCTCGTGAGTGGTTCCGCCACACCATTGGATTCTCTCGCAACGAGGTGAGTCGCCGCTATGTGGATGATCCGCCCACTTTCCACATTCCCGAGTTCAGGACCCGTGCCCCGGGCAAGAAGCAGGGCAGCAACGACGATGTTCACCCGGACACCGACGCGATTCGTGATATCATGGTGATACATTGCCAGGATTCTCGCAGCACCTACGATACTCTGCTGAAGAACAACGTCCCCCCTGAGCAGGCCCGAATGGTCCTGCCTCAGAACATGATGACCGAGTTCATTGAGACGGGCTCCATTGCTGCCTACGCCCGTCTGTGCCATCTTCGTCTGGGCCCTGATGCACAGAAGGAGATCCGCATTGTTGCAGGTCAGGTTAGCGAGGTATTGCGTGAGAAGTTCCCCGTCTCTTGGGCTGCCTTGTCTGATGACAAAAAGTAGCCTGTAAGAGTAATGTCTCGCCGCCTGAAGGACATCGTGGAAAGGATTAAGCACATTGAATCGGAGCTTGGACCGCTTGAAGCAAAGATGGCTGATATTGAACAGAGTGGAACCGGCATTGAGCGTGCCGCTCTTTCATCGCAGATTTCCCGGCGACAGATAGAACTACCTAACTTGCTCGAGAAGTATCGTGCTCTCAAGACACGCATCAATACAAGAAAAAATAAGCATATGCGTGCCGGCAAGCGCAGACGAACTCTGCGTGGGAAGCGTACTTAGTCTAACAACACCTTGCGAATCACCTTCTTCGGCTTAGGTTTGGAGCTCGATTGCTTCAGCCAGTCCGCCTTGCTCTTGAATTGTCCCGACTCTAGGCCCTTCAGTAGGCACTCCCGGTGGTTCGAAGTTGCGAGTTCCAAGCGGCATAGAATACAAAGTCCAGATACGTTCGGCTCCATCTACTACAGGGATCTTTGCTGATTGAAGAGTTTCCGTTTTGGAGGCTCTGAGGTAGAGCAAGGCCCATGCGGCCGATCGCTCCGATTGATTGAAACTGCCTCGCAGATTGAGTTCGGCATCCATGTTTGGCTTGGGTGGGTAGGCTTGGAACCTGCGAAGACGCTCAAGACGCCGGATATACGATCCGGACGTGTGGGCACCGAGACGAAGCAGCTCATTGTTGAGTTTCTGGTTAGAGAGTGTCATTCTGGATGAGAGTAGTCTGGACAGCTGCTGCGTGATCCGTTTTAGAGATGGAACCGACGCCGGAAGTCGGCCAGGCTGCCCCGGAGACTCGGCTTATTCCACAAAATCCACCTGCTGAGGGCACCGGGCGTGTCCGGCTTGCTCCAGTGCTCACCCATCCCCGAATGACGTTTGATATACCGTGCTCTACGAGTCACATCCTTGTGCTTCGTAAAGTCACTATAGCCCCTCTGTCCGAAGGGAACGACCTTCTCTTTACCATCCTTATCAAAGACAGCATCCCACTTCTTCTCCTTGTTGTGGGATCTACGCAGGGTCTTCAGCCTCATTATAGTGTAAAAAGGTTTTTGTTGTGGACGGCTGCGTTCTCTCAGTGTCCGAAGGCCCGGTTCAGTGACAAGGCAATATCTGACTCAAGTGAGAGCAATCTGTCTCGGTAGAACCGCCTCTGCGTCAGTGCTGTTTGGATCTTCAGTTGAAGCCGTTGGCTCAGCGTCATCTGGCTCAGGCGAGAGAGTGTTTTTATCTTGTGGGGCTCGTAGCTCTTGCAGATTTGGTTGCGATCATCCCCGAAGCCGTAGGGTGCCTCGCAGGCACAGTTCCATCCGGTGCAGGTCCGCTTGGCAGGCTCGCTGAAGTCGAAGAAAGGAGGCGTGTTCATTTTGGCTACACCTCTAGTTGGGATTGGCATGAGACCATCCATTTTCTTGACCGTCTAAAACGGATTTGATCGTGTCAGGAAAAAGGAATCTCCTGCCTTCCAACACTACACAACCTCTACTACACAATGGCCATCCCTACCAAGAAGATCCCTCAGTGGAAGCTCGACATGCTCAAGGACACCGCGGTTGCGGCCGAACTCATCATCAAGAAGTCTGAGGCCGACAAGCTGGCCGAGGAGACTGCCGCACGCCTGGCGACAGAGAAGGCCGCGAACGACGCGGTCTGTGCGAACTTCCACGCCTGGAAGGCTGTCAACAAGTACACTATGGAGCGGGTCCAGGTCGCCGCGGGCGTGCCGAGTAAGACCGAGCGTGGCTGGGAGGTTGAGCCGAAGTTCCGCACCATGCAGGTCCCGAACAGACAGAAGTGCCTTGTCTGTGACAAGGCTTGAGTCGTATAAAACGGAAATGTTTAGGCCAATTTTTTACATCCTAGGGGGACAAAGACACAATACAAAATGCCTCACGCCATCTGCACAGCCTTCTACCGCGACGCCCGCCCCTGCACCGCACGCGTCCAAGAAACAGTTCATGATCATGGCTACTGCTACCGTCACGGAACGATGGCACGCAGCCCTACCTTCACTCAAGATCAAGCTCGCCTTCGCACGCGGTGGGAGGCACAAATCCAGGTGGTCGCGGTTCCTGCGGCTCTTCCCCAGCCGCCCGCGGCTCCGGCCCCGCGGGTGTGCGGCCACCTCAAGGGAAACGGACAGCCTTGCGAGGCAGTTGCAACGCAGCCGGACGGAAGGTGCCGGACGCATCATAATGTCGTGGTCCGCCGGGCCGACAACGCAGTGAACCGGATGGTGATGACCGGAATCCGGACGCGATACAACCGCGGCGAGACGGACCAGCAGATTGATGACTACGTGGCAGCAGCACTTCCAACGATCTCGGAACGCTACCGCCCCCAGATTATCAACTACGCCGACACTCTCATCGTGCGAGACTTCCTTCTTGAGGCCCAGGAGTTGGTGGCCCAGGGTGCCACGGCTCCCGTGATGACAGAGATCATCCAGGCCTGGGTTGCCACGGGTCGGGTCGCTCTTCGCCGCGGCGAGCTCGTTGTGCTGAATGTGGAGCGGATGATCCAGGCACGGGAGTGGCGGGCCCAGATCATGCAGCCGCGTGTTGACCTCCGCGGCCGCGAGGCACAGTTGGCAGCCGACAGCCAGAACGTGCACACCGCAGAGATTTCGAAGCAGATGAAGGACTCTATCGACCTGCTGCTGGCCGTTGAGGTTCCGGCAACACAGAACAACACGGTCAACGATATCCGAGAGACATGGATTCGGTTTGAGCCGTCTGCTCACATCCGAGACATAGTCTACCGCGACTTGGTGACCTGGTGGAACCGGCCCACGATCTACCAGCCGAACGACAAGCTCTACCGCAAGTGCCTGCGGGGTCTCTGGTGCACGATCAAGAGCTACAAGGGTGAGGTTCGTGCCGAGTTGGAGAAGCGGCTCTGGGACGAGTGCAAGGATGGTGCGATCCCATACTCGGTCTGCACGCAGGGACACATGGCTCGGCTGAGCAACGTGATGGTGGGCTTTGATGATGCATTTGCTCCCCCGATTCCGGTGGGTGAGATCCTCCAGCAGAAGATGGCCGCGATTGCCGCTATGGATATTGAGTCGGAGAAGCAGATTGAGCTGGCGAAGGCCCTGCTGGCTGAGCTGAAGGTGCCGGAGGAGAAGCACAGCGACTGGCTCGCGGCGTTCTGAACAGGGTGAGCTGTCACCCACACAAATCTTTTCACATGTCCATAGGATCGTCTAAAACGGATTTGATCATGTCAGGAAAATACAACCTCCTGCCTTCCAACACTACACAACCTCTCGCACACACTCTTCAACACTCTCCAACTCTTCAACAACCTCCACCAACTCTCCACCCTCAACCCTCAACCCCAACGCCGTTCGGGACAGAATGTCGCCCCTCATGGTGCCGTTCTCGGTCCGCCAGCGCCGCCGCGGCCTGGTGCGTGACCCGGCCGTGCACGGCTACTCGCTGCTGGACCCGCAGTGGGTGCCGGCTGGCACCACGGTCGCTGACCGCAAGCGTGCCTCAATGATCAAGAAGGCTGACCGCGTGATCGCGGTGCTGGCTCGCTTCGTGGCCCGCGTGGCCCGCAGCTTCCGCTTCCGCAAGATCTTCTCCAACGGCAACATTGCCTGGAGCGTGCTCATGGAGCGTGAGGACATCCAGAACGCTGAGGAGCGTGCCGTCCGCATCCGCAACCTCATCGTGATGCCGGAGTCGCAGGTCAACGCCTACTTCCGGGCGGAGACGGCCGCAGTTCGCGACATCGGCGAGATCTGGCTCTTCATGAGCTACATCTACTCCGCACGCAAGCAGCGTGAGGAGCTCATCAACTGCAACCGCGCGGTCTGGGCCGAGCTCAACTTCAACGAGATCGGCCTCTCGTGCCGCACGAACAGCCCGGTCAACCACTGCTTCCGCGTGGGTGCAGTCACGATCGGCCGGCCCAGTGTGCCGGTGCCGGTCCAGGCTCCGGTTCGCCGCACGGGCCACTTCTCCGCACTGGAGGATGACGAGTAAACACAACAACAACACAACCTTACAACTTTTTCAATGCCCGTAACAACCATCCCCTCTCTGGGTCGTCTAAAACGGACTTGATCGATACAACAAAAGTATCTCTTACCCACTACAACACACTCTCTCATACAAAATGCACCCCAAGAAGAACACTATTACACCTTCAACGCGCGCCGAGGCCGAGGCTTCTGCAGACGAGTGGATGCCCTATCTTCGCGAGTGGCTCATTGGCGCAATCATGGACCCCAAACAGCACCGTGACATCGGCAAGGTGCTGGCCCAGGCTTCAGAAATTGTGTCAGCAGAGAAGCTGTCCAAGGCATCGGGTCGGCCGTTGAAGCTTGTGGTTGGAGAGTCATTTGATTCTCAGACTGATGATGACAAGCCCCTGGTGCGCAACCAGCACAAGTTCCGGATGAAGGAGTGGCACTTTGAGACCACACGGCGCAACAGCAAAAAGAATGAGGACACGAATAGTACCGGACACGTTGCGTATCGTGCGACGGAGTTCGATGTGTGTACCATCATGGTGCCCGGACCGCATTTCGGCGTGACCGGCTCGTACATCCGCTGCATTCCAACCAGCGCACTTCTGAACACGAAGAAGCCCGATCAGCTCGTGACCAGCATCAATGCCAAGCTTCGCAAGACCTATGACAGCGAGGAGAAGACCCTTGAGGTGATCAAGGAGATGTACTGAACACTTCCTTTGCCTCGGGATTAATGTCAAACAGAATGAAATTTCTCTCTAGATTTCTGCAGGCGCGTCCAAGCGTACCGGATCCTGCAAATGGATCCAAACACACATCATTTTTTTCACTGTAGAGTGTCAGAATCCTCTCAAGTAACTTGACGGGCTTCTGAGTTGCATATTTGGTCTTTTCTCCGTTCTGGATTGACGAGATGTCATCCCATGTGTCCCTCACCGGAATACCCTCCATCTCATCTGCATACCGCTTAATCCGAGGGATTCCCTTCGCATTGTACTCGAGACGATTGTCATCATGAAGTTCCTGCATCTTCTCGCGCGTGATATGCCATTGCTTGGTATTGCCATTCCACTCGTACCTGAGATTCGGACGAGGGTTCACGTCTGCTTGTGAGGAGTGCGCCGCAGAAGTAGTGTATACCTTGTTACGAATCGGGCACATCTTCGTGTGGCTCATGTAGTCCTCGTCATACGGCTTGTAAAGCGGAAAGAACTTGGAAGAAGAGCTCTTGCCGTATACGATGATTGTATCATGATTACGCCCCAGCTGATACTTGTTCTTCGAATTCCCGCCACTATGCCACACAATCTCGTTGCAGAATTTGTTCTCCCCAAACACCCTATCGCAGATAATGCGAATGTGATGGGAGATACGAGGCTCCACGTGAATGATGATGTTGGCATTCTTCTTCAGAACGCGATGACATTCTACAATTCGCTCTTCCATAAACTTTGGAAAGTCCGCAAACTTATCCTGGAAGTAGTGGAAATTACGACCCGTGTTATAGGGTGGATCCATGTAGATCATGTCAATGCTCTCCGGTGCAAGTGACTTGAGTAGTTCAAGGTTGTCGCCGATAGTAAATGTGTTGGGCTCCATTGTGTGCTTGCATTTAGATTAACATGTCCTTCATCCATTTTCCGGATCGTCTAAAACGGATTTGATCGATCCAACAAAAGTCTCTCTTGCCCGCTACAACATACAACTACCTCACACACTTCCAGAATGTCTTCCACCACCAC